TCACTGTTTCTTCTGTCACGTCAGCCATGAGTCCTCCCGACCACTTGCAAAAGTTTTTCCGCCGTCTTCACGGCCTGAGCCGCCTGAGAGCTGGCAATCTCTTCGTCGTCCTGTGTCTCACTCTGCTTCTCCGCTGTCGGTGCTCCGTTGGCCTGCACGGATGGATCTGTATCGAACACAAGGTGCTTTTCTTCCATCATCGCCAGTTCTTGCTCCCGCTCCTCGATCACTTCGTAGAAATCGCGCCCGTTGCCCGTCTGCGCGATGACATCAGACACGGTGGTGAATCCGCAGCGCACGGCTTCTTTATAGGCAGCGACTTCCTTCGTGGGATCGACCCAGCTCCAGCCGCGCGGCCTGAAACAGGCGGCTTCAAACTTCTCCGGGTTGATGGCGTACTCGCCGATACTGATCGCACTGATGGCCCCAGCCAAAACAGCTTGCTGGAGCCACACACGATGAATCTCCTCTCGGCATGACTCGATAAACCACTTTTGCAACACACGCCACACGTCGCGATCGTCCAGTAGGGCAAGGCGCGAGCTGGAATAGTTGCTCTGCGAATAGTCCCGTGAAATACTTTCGTAGCTACAGCCGACTCCGGCGGCGACTTCGCGCAGCATCATCCGCATGAATGGATCAAGTTGGCTATTCGGCCGATTCGGCGAAAATGATTCAAATGTTTCGCCAGGATTCAACTTGTGAATCACCGCCGGTTCGAGCTCTTCCTGTACGGAGCCGTCGGCTTGCGGTTCGCCGTCAAACGAGGATTGATGATCTGCCGGCGGCTGCACGAATCCCATGTAGCAGGCCGAGGCCCGCGCGGCAGTAATCTCTGCCTCTGTGAGGCCGTCCATATCGTTCAGCTTCCGCGCGGCGGCGTGCATCCAGGGAATAGCACGGGTCTGTGGCCAGCGGTCGATGAGCCTGAGGTGGATCATTTGATCCGCCGGTACACGCTCCACGCGATCCTGCGAGATAGCCATCAACGACACGTCGCCAGGATGGAGCGACCGAATGAAGTAGGCCACGGCGGCGCCATATCGATCAACTTCCACCCCGAGGCGGACGGTGTTGGACGGATCGCCCGGTGAGGGGCTGTATTCGTCGGCAATGCGCTCCGGCTCGATCACTTCCAACGACAACGGCACGCGCGAGCCAGGCATGGCGCCCAAATGCTTGCGGATGAAGATTTCCCCGGCTTCAAACACTTGTCCAACGCAGAGGCGTTCAAACGTGGCAAAGCTGAGGGCGCGGCCTATATGGCAATGCTCTTTCTTGCTCCAGTGCGCCCATTGCGCTTCGATGTCGTCATTGATCCGATCGCTGAACTGACCCCGTGAGTTCTTCACTTTCGCTTGCACGTTGATGCCGGACCCGATGACGTTATTCTGCACGATGGCTTTCGCCCGCTTGGCGTAGGCGGCATCGCGAATGAGCGCCCGCGAGCGATTCCTCGCCGTGCGGAGGCTGGTTTGTAATTCCGCGTCCTCGCTGGTGGTGGAGATGCCCCATCCGGCGGTGGTGCGGCCAGGACGCCCCACGGCATACATCCGCTGTTGCCGAGCGGGAAGACCCGCCTTTGCGGGGCTGATCCAGCTGGCGATGGTGCGGCGGATCATGTCAAACACGGTGGAACCTCACGCCGATGTTACGCGGATTCACGCCTGTGCGGCGGATGGACTCGACTTGCGCCTCTTTGGCCAGTTCGGCCCGGTAGAAACTCAGCCATGAGATGAGGTCGCTTGGGGCCATGTTCCTGACCCGGCGACCGTTGATTTCATATTCCAACTGCGTGGAGGAGGCGCGGCCTTGAATAGCCGCCTCAATCGCCTGGGCCATGATCCTGGCGTGACTGCGGCCATCGAACGTGGTCAATGCGGCAAGATTGGGCAGAATTTCGATGGAGCCTTGATCGATAGTGTAGATTTCCGTCGCCTTCGTGACCCGAGACATCCAGCTGTACAGGCCAGCCTCATAGTTTGTTGAGGTCGCAGCGGGGACAGAGACAAGATGATCGGCGCCGCTAGCAGATGCCGTGATCGTGATTTTCGCCGTCGCGTTGATGAGGGTATACGTGAGAGACCATCCGGCATTGGCCGGGTAGTCCGGTAGCGATTTCAGCCAGGTGAGAAAATCCCCAGCGCGAACGACATCCGGCTCTATCGTAGGGACCGTGGCCATACTGACCACTGTTCTACAGGAGGCTCGGTAGATGGTCTATGGCATGACCAGGCACGAACAGGCATAAACCGGCATGACTTTCAGCCTATTTCCACCTGTTCACAAAGCCTGATGATTGGCGAGGGCTGCGGGTTTGCCGAGATTCCGCATGCTCGGATGCGGTGCCGTTTTTCTTGACCAGTTTTTTGATATCGCTGGCCGGAACATACCACCCGTCTTTGACCTTAAACGCTCCCTGAAACACATCCCCGTCTTTCAACCACTCTCGAATCGTGTCCTCTGTTTTGCTGAACATCTCCGCCACCTGCTTGACGGTGTAGAAAGGCTGCACGCTACCTCCAGCCTTTCACAAAGCCGCCGCGGCGGCGTGGATTCGGTTGATATTTGGTGACGAATGCTGTCGTGTCTTGCGGCTCGATCGGCCTCGACTGCTCCAAGACAGCCAAGGCCCGCGACTCCGTGACGGATTCTGCTGCCGCATGCAAAGATGGCTCGCGCACATGGTCGGCGAGCTTCGCTGCCCGTTTCTTCAGGTCTGGATTGAACATCATGCACACCGCGAGGTTGTACACTTTCAAGTCCAGCGGCTCGTTGCGGTCGCGCGTCTTTTCGTAGACATAGCCAATCTGCACATGACTGCGCGGTTTGTACTTCGGCTTCTTCACCTCGCTGGTCAGCCCCTCGAAATACTCCTGGTCGTAGCCGTCTCGCCGGGGAAAATGCATATAGCCTGGCCCTGCCTCCGTCAGTTTCAGACGGGCAAAAATCGTATCCTTCAGCGCGTTGGTGCCCAGGAGATACAAGCGCAGCCGATAGCTCCGGTGTTTCTTCGGTTCCCGTTTCGGGATCGGTGGCGCGCCCGGCAAGCTGCTCCCCTTCAGCGCGAAGATCTCCCCGTGATATTTCTCGACGAAGAGGTACGCTTCCTTAGTGTGATGACCTCCGGTATCGACCCCCACCACGTCAACGCGCATCTCTAGTCCGCACGCATGCCGATAGGTGGCCTGTAGCCACTCCGTGAGACTCATCCACACGGCAGGCAGCGAGGGCGACCCATTAAAAATGCGATAGACAATACTCCAGGACTCTTCGCCCGCTCCCCACCCGACAATTTCCGCCTCCAACCGATTGTCTTGCACATCAACCGCCGCCGTGAGAAACACCACCCCGGACGGCACCTCAGCCTCATAGATCTCTCGCCGCTGTGACAGGCTGTGGTGGGCGATCTGGTCGATTTTCTCTTTCCACGTTTGCGCCAGGACTGTATTGCGAAAGGTTTTCATGGAGCGGATGTCCCCGGTCTTCATCTTCTCGTAGGCTTCGATGTACTCCTTGGCGAGGCGCGACCAGGGATAGGCCCATCCGGCAGGCTGGTAGAGCAGATTTAAATGAAAGGAGGCGACGGTATCGAGGCGCTCCGGATACGCATGTACCCACGTAGCGCGGGCCGTGTCCATCATCCAGGTTTTGCAACTCTCATCGATGAGCTGTTCACAGGACTCGCACTGATAGGCTGCGTCATCTGGCCGCTTGATGCCATCGAACGTGTACACGAGATGCTCCCAGACTAAATGCTGGGAATGTCCACAATGCGGACAGGGTACATGATAGCGGCCCTGGCTGCCGAGCGTGTAATCCATCTCAATGCGGCTCATCTCTGCCAGCGTCGGCGTGGACAGTTCAAAGATTTTATACCTCGCATAGGCTGCAGCGCGTTTTTCGATAAGATCGCACGGATGGCCCTGGTCGCCCACGTCCTGCTCATATTCGTCCACCTCATCGACGACGATGCGCGGCGCACTGGTGGAGCGGGCGCCGGCGGAACTATTCGCCCACAAGATATTCAAGAAGCCACCGAGAAATTCCTTTCGGAAGGTCGTGTTGCCGCTGTCACGCGAACGCGCCTCGCGCACCTTGCCACGGAGGGTGGGCGTTGCCAGAATCACAGGATCGAGCTTTTCTTTCGTGAGCCGTTTCGCCATGTCGATGCTCGGCTCGTAAAACAGCATGGCTGTGGGTGAGCAATCCATCGTGTAGCCGGCCCAGTTCACGGCCACCTGTGTGCCGCCAATTTGGACAGGCTTCATAAACACGACTTTATGACAGCGATGGCGTGGGCTTAGACACTCCATGATCTCCTTGAGAAACGGAGTCCGGCTGGTGCGCCACTGCCCTGGCACTGGCGCGAACGAGGGCAGATGGAGGCGCTCGTCGGCCCATTTGGCAATGGTCTGCAACGGATCAGGCTTGAGGCCGTTGAAAAATGCGCGGCGACGTGCGGCCATGGGCGCATAGGTAGCCTCAGTGCTCATCGGTTAGGCGATCGATTCTGCTTTGGTCAAAATGCCTTCGAGGGCGCGGTAGATTTCTTGTTCGAGTAAATCGTGCACTTTGCGCTGATCCGTCTCGTGTGCCAGCTGATCGGCGAGGCGTGCGGGGAGGTTTAGCATGCTGTCCCGCACCAGCCGCGCTAATTCAAACCACTCGCGATCAACATCTGCCGCCGCCACCACGTCGCCGATGCGCTCCTGATAATCCAACTCCGTGAGCTTGGCCTTCCATTTTTCTCGCTCCCGCTGATATGCCAGTATTGTTTGATCGTTTTTCGCCTCGTCGCCAAGCCCCTCCTCTCCGATCGGATCAGTGCCGATCGGTGCCGCAAAAGCGAGCCGCGAGGCATGTCTCGACGCCGCGCGGCGGCTGTCAGCGTCCTTGAAATCAAACTCGTGGGAGTAGTCCACCCCGACCCTCTGCAACTGCTCCGCAGCCGCCTGCCGGGAAATCCTGGCGTGGGCCGCGTACTTATTCAAAAAACTTGGCCGCTGCCGTCTTTTCATCGACCTCCCCACCCCAGCAATCTTGTTTTAGCCCCTGGGACTAGTTCAAAAGTGCGCTCTCGTTCACCCGCATTGCTTTGTAGCCAGGGAGGACCCATCGATTTTGGCTTCTCGCCATTTTAACGCTCGACATGACGAGGAACAGAACCGCTGATGATCACGAGCTGGCTGGAATGCCTTCGCACAATAATCGCATACTCTGATCTTTAGTGAGTCTTTTTGTCTCAACATATGCACGCGCCTCCTCAACCGTTTGAAAGACTTTTGAGCTTTTAAGCCTGTTGCAAATATGGCACGCCGCCACAAAATTCCTATCAGGGTTAGACTGAAGATAGGCAAACGGGACTAAATGGTCCCACTCAATGCGTACTTTTACAATCTTCCCCTTCCATGAACGATGACCGCCAAACAGGATATTGCAATAGAAGCATCGATGGTCTTGAGCCAATAGCTGCTCACGCTTATAGCCTGGGCTCGGTTTCCTCCTGATCCCAGTGGCTAGACTCTCTCGTTTCCATGCTGTGGGCGTGCTGTCCGTCCTTGCATCGCAACATTGCAGAATCCCCTTCCTAACAAATGAATAACATTGACAATTTTCACACCAGCCCTTCTGGAGAATGATCG